TGTGGGAACAATCCAACACTTATGTTAGTGAGTGCTCACTTCTATGTGTGTGAGTGCTTACTTGTAAGTGAGTGCTCACTTTGATAGGGGGGAGGGGGTATGTGTGGTGTTGTAAATATTTGTGAACCCTCCTACGCACACGAGAAGCTAAATCATGCTGTCCAACAAAATAAGCAAGGTTGAATTGGAAAAAAGGGGTAATCAGTGAGGTGTGTCTTTAAGTTTCATTTGGGCGCAAGGCGGCTACCCGATAGCTTGTATAGGTAAAATAATGTTTAACAGAAAGCTGATTAGAGTGTCTGCCACGAGGAGAGCCTACTTCTAGGCTTATTCTGGTTTATCTTGTGCGGCGTAGTCACTACGATGGCATACCAGCTTCCAAGCGGTCATAACAGGGGTTTACAGGATTACCCTCTGTCGAGTCGGGTAGCAAAACCGACACTCCTTTTGTTGACACTATACTAGAAAATCATCCCATCATCAAATGCTTTGAGAATCTTTCTTGCTTCTTGTTTTGCGCCTTTTTCGTAGACCTTAATCTTCTTGGGATTTGTGACTTTTCTCTTGTCTATCCTGTCTTTTGCCAACTTCTCTGCCAAACCTTTTCCCCAAGATTCCAGTGCTTGCGCTATTTCTTTGCGCTGACGCTGTTTTGCCAGTTCTTCAGGTGTTAGTTGAATTGCCATAAAAAAAGCCCTTTAGGGGTGATACAGTCGCACCCCCGAGAACTCCCGAGGCTGTACCACTTCTAAAAGGCTTATAGTCTGGTGCGAACAAACTTACCTCCACTATACAAGAATCTGATTCTCGTGTAAAGTGTGTACTAACTTCCAAGACGCATGGAGATTGCAGTCCCCAAGGCATTGGGAAACGGTACAGTAGGGTTGCTCCTATGTCAGTCTCCAGCCGTGTTGGTGTAACTCAGTTGGTAGAGTCATGGGCAGATTTCTGTCGATGCTGTGTAGAGTTGCAACAAAGCACAGTAGGCGAGTCGCTGGTTCAAATCCAGCCACCAACAACCTTCTTCCCTAACTGGATAAAAGATGAACGCTGTAGATGCACTTCCTGATAACCTGAAGAAATCTAAAGGCCGCCCCCGTGGTACAGGAAAGATGACTCTCTCTAAGTACGCAGACAACCCCTCTGCACTCGTCTTACCCAAGACTGAACAACAGAAAATCAAAGAACTCAAAGACCTCCTGATAAACAGTGCTGGTTCTAATGTTGTCTACAAGGCAGTCGAGATTGCCATGAATGATGAACACCCTGCTCAAATGGCGGCACTCAAACTCTGTATGGACAGAATGCTTCCTGTCTCCATGTTTGAAAAAGAAGGAAAACAACGCTCCGCTGTCAACATCACAATCTCAGGCATAGGTGGTGTCACTATTGGGGAAAACCCTGTCATAGATGCAGAAGATGTAGAAAGCAAAGATGTCTGATTTGAACTTCAGTCTCCTCCCTTGGCAACAAGAAGTCTTTGCTGATAAAACAAGGTTTAAAGTCATTGCCGCTGGCAGACGATGCGGTAAGTCTCGTCTGTCAGCCGTTACCCTCCTGATTGAAGGACTCCAATGTACTGCTGGCTCTGCTGTGCTGTATGTTGCGCCTACCAATGGTCAGGCGAGGCAAATTATCTGGGATGTACTGATGGAGTTGGGTAGAGAGGTGATTCAGTCTAGCCACATCAATAACATGGACATCACCCTGATAAACGGAGCAAAAATCTATGTTAGAGGTGCAGATCGCCCAGATACTCTGCGAGGAGTGTCACTCACCTACGCTGTGCTTGACGAGGTTGCCGACATCAAACCAGAAGCATGGGAACAAGTCATTCGTGCTTCGCTGTCAGACAAAAAAGGTCGGGCAATGTTCATCGGAACTCCCAAAGGTCGTAACTTTTTCTATGACATTTTTAAACTCGGAAAATCAGAAACCGACCCCGACTGGAAAAGTTGGCACTTCACCACCAAAGACAACCCCCTGATTGACCCAACTGAGATTGAATCTGCCAAGAAAACCCTCTCTACCTTTGCTTTCAAGCAAGAGTACATGGCTTCCTTTGACAACGCTGGCTCGGATGTCTTCAAAGAAGAATGGCTGAAGTATGGGGTAGAACCTGACTATGGAAGCTATTACATTGCTGTGGACTTGGCTGGATTTGAGGAAGTTGCCAAACAAGCCGCCAATTCCAAGAAAAGACTAGATCAGACTGCTATCTCTGTGGTCAAGGTGACAGACGATGGCAAGTGGTTTGTCAAAGAGATTGCTTTTGGTCGATGGGACATCAGGGAAACAGCCGCCACGATTCTGCTCAAAATGCGTGAATACCGCCCTTTGTCAGTGGGAATTGAGAGGGGTTCGTTAAAAAACGCAGTTTTGCCGTATTTGAGTGACTTAATGCGGAAAAATAATGTATATTCACACATAGTTGACTTAACGCATGGCAACAGGAAAAAGACAGACAGAATTATCTGGAGTCTCCAAGGGCGGTTTGAGCATGGGCGCATTGTGCTGAACTCTGAGGAAGATTGGGATGAATTCAAAGACCAACTTTTGATGTTTCCAGCCCAAGGCGTACATGATGACTTACCCGACTCTTTGTCATACATCGACCAACTTGCTGTCACTTCATACTTCCAAGATGACCAAGAAGATGAGTGGGAGCCTTTAGATGTAATTTCGGGAGTATAAATGGCAACCAAAAAATTAGACAAAGACGAATACTATCAACCCACTGAGGCTGATAAAGAGTTGACTTCATTCGTTACCGACCACTGCGATCGGTGGAGAGACTACAGAAACACAAACTTCCTACCCTCCTATCTAGAGTACGAGCGCATTTTCCGAGGAGAGTGGGCATCTGAGGACAAGACCCGTGAGTCTGAGCGTAGCCGTATCGTCACCCCTGCCACCCAACAAGCTGTAGAAACACGCCATGCTGAAATCATGGAAGCAATCTTTGGTCAAGGCGAATTCTTTGACATTGAAGACAATATCCGAGATGTCAACGGCAACCCCATTGACATTGAGTTAATCAAAGTTCAACTGAATGAAGACTTCAAGAAAGACAAAATCAGAAAAGCTATCGACCAGATCGAATTGATGGCTGAAATCTATGGAACAGGCATAGGTGAGATTATTGTCAAGACTGAAAAAGAGTTTATCCCTGCCACCCAACCCATCCCCAATATGCAAGGACAGGCGGCAATTGGAGTCATGGAAAGAGACAGGATTGCAGTCAAGATCATGCCTGTCAATCCCAAGAACTTCCTCTTTGACCCCAACGGTACTTCCATTGATGACTGTATGGGCGTGGCTATCGAGAAATATGTCTCAATCCACAAGGTTGTTGAAGGAATCGAGAGAGGCATCTACCGCAAAGTAGACATCACGCCCACCTACGAAGACACCGATCTTGAACCTACCCAAGAAGTATCGCAGTACCAAGATGAGAAGGTATTGCTGTTGACCTACTACGGGTTAGTACCCCGTGAGTATTTGAACAACTTAGAGGAAAACAAGGACATTGTTGAGTTGTTTCCTGACAATTCTTATGCCGAGGACTACACCGACATGATGGAAGCCATTGTTGTGATTGCCAACGATGGTTTATTACTCAAGGCTGAGGAAAACCCTTACATGATGAAGGACAGACCTGTTCTGTCTTACCAAGACGATACCGTTCCCAACCGTTTATTGGGTCGTGGCACAGTGGAAAAAGCATTTAATATGCAAAAAGCCATTGATGCACAAACCCGTAGTCACTTGGATTCACTGGCATTGACCACTTCTCCCATGATTGCGATGGATGCAACTCGTCTTCCAAGGGGTATGAAGTTTGAGATAAAGCCCGGAAAAGCAATCCTTACCAATGGCGCACCGTCAGAGATTCTTTATCCATTCAAGTTTGGTCAAAGTGACCCCAACAACCTAGCAACTGCCAAAGAATTTGAGCGTATGCTGTTGCAAGCCACAGGAACTCTAGACTCTCAGGGCTTGGTTAGCCAGTCTAGCCGTGATGGTGGCGGTATGTCGATGGCAGAATGTTTTGCCGATTTTGCTCAAAGGCATCATTGGAAACAGCAGTTTGTCTAACAGAATGGAGTTGATTGCTAAGTTGGATGAGATGATGCAACCAAATCCTGAGCAACAGCAGATGCAACAGGCTCAACAGCAGTTAGCTATCCAAGCGGCACAGGCTCAGATTGCTGTAAACACCACAGCGGCTGAACAAAACAGGGCTGAAGCACAGAAATTGATGGTTGAGGCTCAGTTAATGCCACAAGAAGTACAAGCCAAGAACATGGCGGCTGTGACAAAGAATCTGCCTAACCAAGATGACTTAGCTTCCAAAGAGTTTGATAAGAGAGTTAAGATTGCCGAATTGATGTTGAAGGAAGCTGACATCAAGAACAAGTCTAAGATTGTTGAACTGCAAATGGCAGAGAAAAACAACAAGATTTCAGGCATGGAAGAAGATTTTCTCAACCAATTGACCAAGCAATTAAGTTCTGCACAAACTGGTACTGAATAATGGATGTAGAAAAACTCGCCAAGGAGTTAATCCTTAAGAACATGACTCCTGAACAGCAGATGGCTGTTTTGGATTCAGTGCGTCAGTCGGTTCTTCAAGCCAAAGAAGTGCAAAAGAAGAAGATTGGTGAGAATGTTGACTTGGTTGTCCAAGCCCTCAAGAAGATTGAATCTGACATTCGTTCTCGTTTTGACGATGTTGGCAATGCCATTGAAAAGCGTGTTGCTTCTATCAAAGATGGTCGTGATGGTATCAACGGCACAGATGGAAGGGATGGCAAAGATGGAAAAGCAGGTCGAGATGGCGCAAAGGGTGATAAGGGTGACGCTGGTAAAGATGGGCGTGATGGAGTGGATGGTGTTGATGGTGTTTCTGTTACCTCTGCTCGCATTGATTTTGATGGTAGTCTTATCATTACATTGTCTTCTGGTGTTGAACTCAATGTTGGTGAGGTTGTTGCTCCTGACCTTGCAGAACGCATCAAAGTCATTACTAATGGTGGCGGCACTTCTCAGTTTGTTCTTGATACTCTAGCCTCATTACAGACTCAGATTGACAACTTGATTCCTAGCCAGACAGGGAATGCAGGAAAGTTTTTAACTACAAATGGAACTACTCTTTCTTGGGGAACTGGTAGCGGTGGATTAAGTTATCAGGGTACTTGGAACGCTTCAACAAATACACCCACATTGGCTAGTAGCACTGGTGTTAATGGCTACTATTACATCACTGCTACGGCTGGCTCAACTAACCTAGATGGCATTACAGATTGGCAAATTGGCGATTGGTTGCTGTTTAATGGAACAGTTTGGCAAAAGATTGACCAAAGCAACTTAGTTACTTCTGTTAATGGACAAACTGGTGCTGTATCGGTTGGAACTGTAACAAGTGTGGCGGCTACGGCTGGAACAGGAATTACTGTTACTGGTAGCCCGATTACATCAAGTGGCACTCTGACCATTACAAACTCTGCACCAGATCAAACTGTTTCGTTAACTGCAAGCACAGGCATTTCTACTAGCGGTACTTACCCTAACTTCACGATTACCAATTCTGCTCCAGATCAAACTGTTAGCTTGACTGCAAGCACAGGTATATCAACGAGTGGCACTTATCCTAACTTCACTATCACGAATACTGCTCCTGACCAGACAGTTGCATTGACCGCTGGAACAGGTATCAGTACCTCGGGCACTTACCCCAACTTCACCATTACCAACTCAGCACCAGATCAGACTGTTGCTTTGACAGGTGCAGGGACTACCTCCATCAGTGGTACTTACCCTAACTTCACCATCACATCGAATGACCAGTTCTCGGGTACTGTGACTTCAGTGACTGCTGGTACAGGGTTGACTGGTGGAACGATTACGACAAGTGGCACTGTTGCATTGGATACCAGTGGAGTTACTGCGGCAAGCTACACAGCGGCAAACATCACTGTTGATGCTTATGGTCGAGTAACTGCCGCATCTAATGGAACTGCTGGTGCAAGTATCAGCAATGACACAAGCACAGCAACCAATCTTTACCCGCTGTTTGCAAATGCAACATCAGGTACACCAACTACTATTTATACTGGTGATGCCAAATTGCTTTACAAGCCTAGCACTGGTGAGTTTCAATCATCAATATTAAATGCAGGAAACGGTATTGTGGTCAACAGTCAAACTGTGGCAACAAGTTACACCATTGCAACAGGAAATTCTGCAATGTCATCAGGGCCAATCACTATTGCATCAGGTCAATCAGTAACTGTTTCCAGCGGTAGTCGCTGGGTTGTTCTTTAAAGGATTGAAATGGCATCCCTTGTTTTAACAGGAGACACATCAGGACAGGTAACGATTGCCGCCCCTGCTGTTGCTGGTACAAATACGCTGACGCTTCAAGCCGCCACTGCGACAAATGCTGTCAATACATTGGCAACAGCGGTTGCCTCTACATCAGGTACTTCTATTGATTTCACAGGATTGCCAAGCTGGATTAAGCGTATTACTGTGATGTTTGATGGAGTTTCTACCAGTGGAACTTCAATCGTTGGAATTAGGCTTGGAACGTCAGGTGGCATAGTTTCAACTGGATATGCTGGAACTGCGGCAGATTTAGTAAATACAGGCACAGTTGTAGCAGTAGCAAATACCACTTTATTTTTATTGGGTGGTGGCTCTGGAAGCACAACTGCATCTAGTCTTAGACATGGTAGCGCAACAATTTCTTTGCTTGATTCTTCTACAAATACATGGGTTCATACAGGTTCACTTAGTTTAACTGGTGGAACTGCTATGACTGCTAATTTTGGTGGAAAAGTTGCCCTTGGTGGCACTTTAGACCGAGTTCGCATCACAACAGTCAACGGTACGGATACCTTTGACGCTGGCTCTATCAACATTCTGTACGAAGGATAAATCATGTCAATACTTGTTTTAACTTCTGACACGCTGATTGGTACACCAGCCACAGGGAATATTGAATACAACGGTCAATTCTTTGGGACTGACAGCAATGCGTCTAGGGCGCAGTTGCAGAGGATTGTGAGAGCTACTGCTGTTGCATCTACCAGCGGAACAAGCATTGATTTCACAAGTCTGCCTGCGTGGTGTAAGAAAATCACAGTGATGTTTAGTGGTGTGAGTTCGGCTGGGTCATCTGATTTACTGATTCAATTAGGTGATGCTGGTGGCATTGAAAATACTGGATATTCTTCCTCTTACACACAAACAACTACAACAGGTTCTAGCACAAGCGGTTTAATTCTTGCCGCCGCAACAAGTTCTGATTTATGGTATGGATCAGTCATCATCACATCATTTGGGTCAAATACTTGGACTTCAATTGGGAATTTAACAAATACTGGCGCAGTAAGAATCTCTGCTGGTATAAAAGCCACATCTGACACTTTAGATCGAATAAGAATTACTGTGCCATCGTCAACATTCGATGCTGGTTCAATCAACATAATGTACGAGGGTTAAACGATGAGCACAGTAATCGATGGTTCAGCAAGCGTCACGATCAACAATGGTGCGGTACTGGGGATTACCA